AGGGATTGTACTCCCACCGCTACGACGAGCGGGCTTCCTGCTTGTACCCCCAAAACCAACAAAACGCTCAAAGCGTGCGACTGCTTTACAGCCGCCCCACAAAGAGCTATAGTTCAGGGTTAAGGTACCACGACAATCAAAGAAAACCCAACATGCGCGCGAACGCGCAAGAAGGAGGTTCACTCCATACGGTCCCCACCTACCTTTCAGTGGAGATTCGTGTCATGCGCGTATAAAACGCGAAGTCGTGCCGGTCTATAACGGGACCGGTGGCCCGTGCGTTTATAGTGTCTCAACACTCTTAGTACGTACGTAATCAAAATTAAATAATTAGTAATACAAATAAATTAAAAGCGGCTCAAAAATGAGGGCAAACACAAACACCGCCGCTAAAGTGGTGATAGCCCCAATACCAAACAACAAGAAAATCTAAGCGGTAGTGCTCAATACAATAGGCACGATACCGCAAAATCTACTCATATTGTAATCATCAGCCGCCGAGCGATAAACAGGACCGGATAAAGTATTATCGGCCAACGCTGGCAGCTTTAAAACAACTGCAGTTGGACTCATCCCACTTAAAGGGAAATGTTGCCCGGCACTAATGCCGGCCGTTGAGCCAACCATTTGAGCAATGTTGTTCCGTACACCACCTGTGATGTACGAAGGAACTTCGACGTTATACATACCGTCGATGTTCTGGGTCGCGAAATCTACCGGTTTCATTGTTCCATCAAATGGTAACGAATCAACCGTGACTGGACACCGATCTAGCACTGATTTGGCTAAAATCATGGTCGCGTTTCCAGTCAATTTGGTGGGGTCATCATTCGCAAAATAAACGCGCATGTTCCCACTGGAAAATAAATAGCACATATTCCAATAATCGAATATGTCGCCAGAATAACTTACAGCACCAGTGCCTGCCCTAAGCAGTGCAGTGGTGTTGTCTGTGTTCTGTGTAACTACAGCCACATTAAAAGGGGCCAAAATCATACGGACACCACCATTGGCAACTGTTGCCATCTGGTGTGCCCTCTTCAATAAGGTCCTTAAAGAAACCACCTTCTCACCAACGCTCTCTAATGCTACACCAGGTGTCATATTACCAACCCCCAACTCTTTGCACGAGATTTTCATCACATTGCTTTGAGTGACAGCCGGAACATATGGCTGATACTGGGCTGATTCTATGTCGGTGTCTTGCACAGGAGCTACGAACTCAAAATCTTCTCCCGCAGATACCTCAAACAATAGAGGCACACTACTAGGCACGGTGGACGGAGCTATAAGCTCGTTAACCACATGGACCCAAACGCGGCCCATAGTGACACCGCGTGAAAGATAATTGTATTCAGAAATAAATGGGACACAAAACTCCACCTCATTCGTCTCTCGTATATCAACGATATGACGATAGAGGTTATCTGTTTGTTCCAAGGTGAGCGTGGTCGGCTGATTTGGCAGAGTAAAACTCCATGGTTGGAAACTAAACTGTAACCTCCCAGAGTGAAACTCTGTCTTCACCAGCTTTATTTTAATCACCAAGCTGCCTCGCCAGTACAAAAACGAGCGTAGCAACGTAGCAAAAGGGGGTTCAGTAAAACCCTTCCCAATGTTCACAGAAAAACCGTTAGGAACCATGTCTATGTAAGTCAACACGGTACCAGCCGTGGCCGTATTCGGCCATGCAATGGTCCTGAACCAAACTGGTATTGATTTGAGAAAATCAAAACTCATCTCATCCACCTTGGTCCTAGCACGGTCACTATTAATCGTGACCGCTTGGTCAGAAAATAAAGATAATTTCTTACCAGTGAACACCCCATCAGCTTGGGGCATGTAAGAAATGGCTTGCCTAAACATGCGGGTGGGCACCGAATTATCGGTGGGTTTTGAATACCCCCAAATCCGTGCCACATCGCCCGCCAAAGCGGCAGCCCATCCAACTATTCTAGCTGCAGGAGCCAGCAATGGAACAACTCCTAAAGCATTTGCAGTCTTTTCGACTTTAGTCGTAACGGAACTAATTGGACCGTCCTTCTGCTTTAACTCTTTCTTAGAGATGGCAGATTGCAAAACTGCATTACCAGATAAGTGGATGTTTTTGAATCTAGCCCATATGGCTACTTGGGCTATGGTTGAACCTGAGCCTGCCAATAGTGGACTATAGCAGTATAAAACTAACCTCGCGAACGTTCTATTCGTGGTCGCCTGCGTCGTGAAAAAATTCTGAAACGCAGTAAACGGAATGTCAAGTTTAGCTGAGGTTTGTGTGGAAAGATCTATCTCCACGTGGGGTAAAGACGTGACGGCCTGCAAATTGGCCAAATGCGCCTTCCACCACAAATTAGTTGGAGTTGAACCTGGGTCAGTAATCGACCCAACACCACCGAGTGGGACAAAGGCCAAAATATACCGGCCTGCCTGAAACTTAGTGGCGTTAACCTTGATCTCGACCTCCACATCTGCTCTCATAAACGTAACACCATTCAACCTCGCAGAATTCTTCAACTTTGACAATAATACATTCGGAAAAGAATAATCCGCAATATAAGTTGTGTCAGTCGTTGCAAACTGCGTGGTGGCAATAAGGGACGGTTTTTCTAGAAGATTAACAACTGTCTCCATGCCTGGTGTCGTGGCCGACTTCCACAAATCTGTGTCCACGTCGGTCTTCGCCAAATAATCAAACGTCTCCTGAATGGTCTCATCATGGAAAGTGGTCGTCTGCATGACCTCCTCTCCCATAGGCACTTCAGGTGCCTCACCGCCTGAGCGGTTCTGTGTTATGGTTGTTTGTGCGGCGAGTGAAATTCTTAGCCCGGTTAACACTCATTACACCGGGAGCAGCGGGATGCCCTGGATATCGGTGGGATTGCCACCATCCGATCCTGGACCGTAAGCCTAAATAGGCACGGATGCCAGAGGCGCCATTGTTTGTGCTACTTTGACCCGCAAAGTTCATTAAGCACTCCAAGTTGCATTCCTCTCCCCCCCTTATTGGGGAACTTCACCAACTCTCGCATGGACGCGCCGGAGTTTAACGACCACCCGGAAAGTCGTCACGTGCAATGAACCTTACACGTAAATCAGTTGACCAGGAAAGATCTGTTGTAAATAGAACTTCCGGTCATCAGATTTGGGTGTCCAATCATGTTCCTCGTACATCTTAACGTACTTAGGAAAATACTCATCCCAAATTTCCTGGGAATGTAGGCATAAACCCCGGAGCATCGATTCTAAATTCTCGATAGCCTGGGGTATGGAAGGTACCCTATCAGATCCCTCAGCTTTGGTCCATAGTGGTATCTCCAACAAGGACTTTAAGTCCAATGGAGCCACATATTTACCAAGTAGAGGTTCGAAACGCTTAGTGCGTTTCAAAAACTGACAGTCCTCATATTTCTTGAGGGCGGTCAGATTACCAGTTTTCTCTGCATCAGTATAAACATGGCCATACAAGGCCACAGCCCTAGCAACTTTGCCTGGGTTTAAATAATGTTTACAGTCTGAACGCAAAACGATCTCATTGTCGTCACCCAAAACACGGGTGATCATAAAATCTGGGAAAGTGTACAGGAGATCCCTGTCATTCCCATTCTCCAAAACTAAAGCACACAAAATGTATGCTTTATTCAATAGAGAATTCAAGATACTGGTTAAAGGATGGCCAGAGGGTAAAGAGGTTCTCCACGTGTCCATAATGGTACCACGTAAATGCACCTGACACGAGAACTGATTCTCTAATGTCTTCCTCTGGTCCATGGCGATCTTGTCCTTAAAGGCCTTGCCCGTAAGACTGTGTTTCGCCAAAAACTTATTAATAGCACGCATGCCAGCTCTCAAGCTAGTCTCTGCATGTCTAGTGTCGAATGCTTGATAATCACCATCAGAGGCAGCTTCCTCTCCATGCGTTAGTGATAAACACGTACGCGTGAT